TACAATGAAGAATAAGGTGGCTCCTCCGAGGGGGACTATAAAAGCTGCTCCTGTATATAATAATTCTAAATACCATGACGTAGGCTTTGATAAGATATATTGGTTAAATGAGATCCTTATAGAGGAGGAGATTCTAGAAAAATCCAATGGAGGAGTTTATAAATATAAAGGAGAAACTCTCTGTAGAGGAGAAGAGAAATTTTTAGCTTTACTAGAAGAAAATGATGAATTAAGACGTAAGCTATTAAGAAAAGCTGGTATAAATACTATTGGAACCACTAAGAAGAAACTAGAGTCATTAAATACTAACCTATTCCCAGTAGAGGATGTTCAAGGGGAAGTAGATGAAGAAGAGGAGGAAGAGGATGAATAAAGAAGAAATAGAGAAGATTATTAAGGAATATCTTAAAGAGAATCTAAGATTAGAGACAAGGTTAGAATACTTAGATGAATATAGTAATCCAGAGAACTATATGGATGTTTACCTTGGTAAAGAGAAGATTCAAGAAGTTTTATTGAATTAGGTTTAGAGGATGAAAACAAGTAATAATACTAATCAAGTTGGAGGTAACCATTACCAATTTGAGATTGAACCAGTACATTTAATGGTAAAGTATAACCTTAATTGGTTTCAGGGAGAAATATTAAAATACGTATCCAGACATACCAATAAGAATGGTAAACAAGATTTAGAAAAAGCCCTACATATATGTGATATGGCAATAGACTTAAAACCGGCCATTGTTTCAAAAGTATCTTTATTAGAGAACGGAGAAGAATACTTTGAGACTTATATATCTCAGATGAGTATTTTGGATATGTTTAGAGGTTTAGATAGATCTATCTGGACTTATCAGAACGGTTTCGTAAAAGCTATAAAATATCTCCTAATAGGAGATTGGGTAAAATGTAGAGAAGCTATCTTTATTTTAAAAATGAGTTTCTATGAATAAGAAAAAAACTGTACTACTTATAGATGGTGAAAACATCTTGCATCAAAGTTTTCACAAGTTCGAGAAGCTGAAATCAACTGACGGTAAACCCAGTGGAGCAATATTTGGATTTTTCAAATCACTACACATGTATCTTACAAGGTTTGAACCCGATGAGGTTTATATTTCATTTGATAATGGGCATTCTCCAATAAGGATGAAATTATTGCCTAACTATAAAGGACATCGGAAAAATATCTCAGTTGATTATGAATCTTTGCAAAGTCAAAAGGCAATCATAATGAAAATGCTAGGTATGCTAAGAATAAATTATATATTCGATAAGAATAATAATACCGTATATGAGGGAGATGATTTCTTAGCATACCTTGCAATTAAAAAATTCCAATCCGAGAAGGTAATCTTAATATCATCCGATAAAGATTTCAATCAGCTATTGAATAAGAACCTTCGGGTATATAATCCTCGAAAAGATGAAATGATCCGAGTAGAGAATTGTAGAGATCTGTTCGGGTATCATGCTCATGAGACTGTAGAATATCTAGCAATGGTTGGGGATATTTCCGATGATATTTCTGGATTTCCAGGTATAGGACCAGTGAAGGCAAGAAAAATCCTTGATGAAGGTAGAATTGAGAAGTTTATTGCTCAAAGCAAGAATAAAGAGTATCTGAAGATATGGAGAAGAAATGAACAGTTAATAGACCTTTTCTGGTTCGTAAGGAATATTCCATTAGAGAAATTACCACTTAAATCGAAAAAGAAGTTTAAGTATGATAAGTTTAAAAAGATCTGTGTAGAATACTCTTTATCTTCATTCTTAACAGATCAGTTTATTGAACCATTTAAAGAATTACACCATGAGTAAAAGAATTATGTTTGTAGGCCCAGCAGGAATTGGCAAAACAACTTTAGCAAAGTATATATCTGAGAAACATGGTATCCCCTTTATTTCGGGTAGTATGACTGATTTATTGCCAGCTACTAAAGATCTATCCCATATCGAGATATTATCTTTGGGATCAGAAGCCATGTATAAATCCGATTTTCAATTATTGAATTTGAGGAACAAATTATTCAAAGATAAAGAGGAATTTGTTACCGATAGAAGTTATGCTGATCTAGCTGCCTATTTTTGGTATAAACAATCGAAATCCCTCCCAGAATGTGAGATGGAACACTTTTTCTGTCAATGTCAAACATTAATGGAAATTCAATGTGATCTAGCAATATTTCTCCCTTTGAATCTAGAGAACTATAGAGGCTGGAATATAGAAGAGAACGGTAAAAGAATACTCAACAGGTACTTCCAGATTCAAATATCTTCCCTTATGAGTGAATTGCTTGCAAATTGGGAAGTACCCACTGTATGTCTATCAAGTTTGGATTTGGAAGAAAGAAAAGAACAAATCGATTATCATCTTAATAGGATATGGAAAAAGAAGTAATGAAAGATAATATTAAAGGCTTTCCCGGGTATCATATTACCCGGGAAGGTTTGTTATATAGTAGGTATGATAAGGTTGGTAAATTAACTAAAGTATATCATAAGAATAAGTCATACATAAGATCAAACGGTTATCAACAGATAGTATTAAAAATAAGGAAATTAGGGTTAATAAGGAGAGCTTACATACATAGATTAGTAGCTGAAGCTTATATTCCAAACCCCTTAAATAAACCCTGTGTATGTCACAAGGATAGTAATAGAGAGAATAATAGAGTAAATAACCTATATTGGGGTACCTATAAAGAGAATTCTCAACAGGCTAGTATGGAAGGTAAACTTAATAATAAGAAAGTACTTAAGTTTTTGATATTCTCAGACCTTCATCTTCATATTTGGTCTAAGTTTGAAACTCGTATTAGTACTGCTATTAGAGTATTAGATATTATTTCTTCTGAAAGTATGAAACTAAGAGTACCCGTATTATTTTGTGGTGATTTATTACATGAGTCTAATTCTTTGAGTCAAGAATTATCCGAGATTATCTATAAAGAATTTTCTAAATTAGACGAAAAAGATTGGGAAATGTATTGTATAGCTGGTAATCATACTATGAAACATATTAATAGAGTTGATAAGCCGGCTTATAGCTGGGAAACTTGGCTTTCCCAAGAATATCGGTTTTTAAAGTTAATAAACTTCCATAGGGTACATCTTGGTAAATTCTATATACATGGTATACCCTATATAGATAATAATATTGGTTTGTCTGATTATTTAAAATCTATAGATACAGAAGTAGGGAAACCCAGGAGTA